TATGGAGCACACCCGCATTTTGAAGTGCGCTGGAAAGGCCAGCGCACCAACCCGCTGAACTGGCTGGATGCTGATTTTGAAACCGCCAGCAGCGCGGTGCGGCTGGGTAGCTACAGCAGCGTAAAACAAAACACGAAGGAAGTGAAGCGTATGTATTATGCAATCGACGTAAGTAAGCACCAGGGAAAGTTTGACTGGCAGGCAGCCTATAACAAGGGCATCCGCCACGCCATGCTGCGCGCCGGGTATGGCCGTTACAGCAGCCAGGTTGACCCCCAGTTTGAGCGCAACGCCGAGGAGTGCACCCGGCTGGGTATCCAGTACGGCGTGTACTGGTACAGCTACGCCAGCACCCCGGCGGAAGCCCGCCAGGAGGCACGCTGCTGCCTGGCCGCGATCAAGGACAAGCACCTGTGCCTGCCAGTGGCCTACGACATCGAATATGAGCCGTGTATCCTGCGCCTGACTACCGCGCAGCGCACGGCACTGGTGGAAGCGTTCCTGGGCGAAATTGAAGCGGCGGGGTATTACGGCATCCTGTATGCCAGCTGCGATTTTATTCGCAATCGGCTGGACTGGAAAGCCTTGTCCAAATATGATGTCTGGGTTGCCCAGTACAGCAGCGCCTGCACCTGCCCCCTGCCGTATGGCATCTGGCAGTATTCCAGCCGCAACGCCCTGGGCATCCCCGGTTACGGCACCAGCCTGGACTGCAACCGCATCTACAAGGACTATGAGCGGATGATGGTCCAGGCGGGCCTGCAGGGCCACACCGCACCCCCGCCGGAGGATACCACCCCCAATAAGCTGGACAAGCAGCGGATTACCATTGGCCGTATCTCCAGCGGCGACCGCAGCACCATCCGCGCCTTGTGCGATGGGCTGGGGCTGGTGGCTGCCAGTCTCTACCGCGAAACCTGCGCGGATGGCAACCTGTGGACGCTGGACATTGGCCCGGTATCCAGCGGGGACGCATGGTACATCATGCGCAAGTGCTCGGAGCTGCAGCTCATTGACGCAGGGTTGTACAAGAGCGAGTATGTGGAGTAATGCCTTGAAGTCAAAACAGATTAGCGTAGGAGGATATTTTTATGCGTTGTGTCAACACCAAACCCGTAGGCACTGACCCCAAGACCGGCAAGCAGTTGGTCGAGGCGATGATTATTGCCGACACGGATCCTGAAACCCTACCTACCACCGGTGAGGGCATTATCGGCATGAGCGAGAGCGAGATTTTCGCTCCGTTCAGCCTGATTTATGTGCTGGCTGAGGATACCAAGCACAAAATCTACATTGCCGGTGAGACGGGTCAGTTCATCGGCCAGTAAGGAGGCAGCATCATGCAACTTTCTGATGTAGTGCGCATCGCCCTCATTTTCAGTGAGGACGCTAAACGCTATGCAAAAGGGCTAGCCGGGAGCATCGACCTGAGCGGCAAGGCCGACAAGAAAAAGCCCGCTGCGGCAGGCAACCTTGCGGCGCTGGATGCGGGCGGCAATCTCGCGGACAGCGGCAAGGCCGGTGCCAATGTGGCAGTTAAGGCCAAACCCAGCAAGGCGGGAAACCTCGCCGCGCTGACGGCTGACGGTTCCCTGTCTGATTCCGGGATTGACCCGGCAACCAAAGCCGACCTGCAGGACGGCAAGACCAAAAGCGTCCAGATGGCAAAGTCGTTCACGTTCGATAAAACGACTGTCAAATTCAACTACTAATCGGAGGTGCAACACCTATGGCAAACAAAGTTTTTATCGACAACCTCCTTGACCCCGACACTGGCGATCAGGGCTTTTTCCTCGGCATGAACACCGACCAGTGCTACCCCGGCATGGATTTGAGCCTGAAGTTTGCGGAGGAAATCAAGGGCTACACCAGTGTGTGGAAGTGGATTCAGGCCCGCATCAAGGCTGGGAACTTCTACGGCATCCATGTGGGCGATTATATCCCGTTCAACTGCACGAACAGCGCCAAGACCCGCATCGTGGCTGTCGTGGCGGGCATCGACACCTACTACAAGTACGGCGATCAGCAGGTCGGGCACCACATCGACTTTATCTCCAAAGACCTGTGGCCGACGTACATTCAGTACAACCTCGCCAACTTCAACAATGGTCTGATTCCCGTGGAAAAGCTGTCCGGCGATGGCAGCAAGACCGAGTTTGCGCTGACGAAACAGATGGACAGCATCGACAACATCATCGTAGGCAGCGATCAGGTCACCGGCTATACCTACGACGCATCCACCTTTACCGTCACGTTCGATGAGGCCCCCGCCGCTGGCACGAACAACATCACCGTGACCGGCAAGGGTGACAAGCATCCGTGGCTGTGTTCTCATCTGTATGCGTTCCTGAACTCCCTCAAGATGCAGGTGCCCAACGGCACGGGCAAAGACCCCGCCGTTAAACAGGTGGACTACAGTCAGGGCGGCGTGTACTACTTCCTGCCCGCCGAACTCAAGGCCGTTATCGCCAACAAACGCGCCATACTGGGTGAGCGCTACTCGGCCAGCGGTGTGCTGAACAGCGACAACGGCTGGTCGTGGACGAACCTTGGCAATCTGTGGGTGCCTACCGAGATGGAGGTCTGCGGTAGCGGCGTTTGGGGCGGCATCGGCTTTGCCAACGGCGGCTATGTGCAGTACCCCATCTTTGCCCACAATATGAACCGTGTTAAGGGCCGCGGTGATGGTGGTAGCCGTGCCAGCTGGTGGGGGCTGGCCCCGTACTCCGGCAACTCTACCCTCTTCTGCTATGTGAGCAACAACGGCACTGCGAACGCCGACAGCGCCTCCTACACGTGGCTGTCCGCGCCCGTCTGCTTCCGAATCTCGTAAATCTCCTACTAATATCCCCGCGCCCCTTGTGGGCGCGGCATCAGGTGAACCATGAGTAACGTATTATCCCGATTCCGCAGCATCTCCGAAATGGAGTTTTACAAAAACGCCACTGAATTGCGCTGCGCCCTTTCCGGCTTTGTGATGCAGGAAAAGTACATCCCCAAAAAGTGGCGACCCATTTTCGCCTATCCTACCGTGAACCTGCTTAACACGATGATGGAACACATCATCGCCGCAAACGGCATCTATCCATACAGCGGCGGCAAACTCGACCATGAGCTTTTACACCGCCGCAAGGAATTACAGGCGCAGGCCGTGGCCGATTGCGAGGCCCTGTTTGACCGTCTGCAATTCATCATGGACGAGTTTCACTTTTCGCGCATGGGAACAGGGCTTGACATGGGCATTGCGCCACAAAAGGAACTGCCCGCACAGTTGGTTTACATCGGCACCCTGTTAGAGCGCGAGGAGACGCTGCTGAAAGATTGGCGGCATAATACGAAATTCCCGGACACCGCAAAATTCAAGCCGAAAGCATCCTTGCCGAATGGGGATGCCCGGTATCAGGCACCGCAGCAGGCACCCTACACACTCAATACGCCGCTCGCCGCGATGCCTGCCGCGAATGATTCCAGCGCGATGGCCGCACAGGCAATGGTGGTAAACCATCATCATTACCCCCATTGACCGCCATCGGGTCGATAGCTGTATAAAAGAGCCGTACCAACTGGTGGGAGCTGACCCCGAACTCCGGCAACTCTACCAACTTCTGCAATGTGAACAACAACGGCAATGCGAACAACAACAACGCCTCCAACACGTGGCTGTCCGCGCCCGTCTGATTCCAACACGAATCCTCGGCCAGTATTAAAGTAGGTTTGCTGGGCTAATCAATAGGCAGACTGAAATCCGAGCCTTATCAAATTGGAAGGAGTTATCGACCCTCCCGCAGTGGCGGGTAAATAAGTATCTTGACGCGATCAGCCGGACGCTTCTTGCATGGCCCGCGACGGCGACAACAGGCTAAACTACCGTGCGCCACACGGCAGATGGCCGAGTACCGGGTTTCATGGCTGTTATCGCAAAGAAGTACACAACAGCGCCCCTACAATAACACCTTGCGAGGTACATTCCGAGATGACGTCACAAGAGCGGCACGAGGCCCGCCATTCTGTCCATTGTACGGATTTGCTGTTCTATAAGCTCTACGGCATCATGCCGTGGAAGATAAAATCCAAACGAAAATCGAAAGCGAGGCACATTCAATGGAAAAATCTCTTGAACGCATCGACACCATCAATGCCGAAATCACCGCCCTTAAAAGCCTGCTGACTGATACCGACTATAAGGCACTGAAACACGCCGATGGCGTTATGAGCGCCGAGGAGTATGAGCCTATCCGCCAGCAGCGCGAGGAATGGCGCGACAAGATCAATGCGCTGGAAACGGAACTGGCCACGGCTACACAGGAATTTGACGCTGAAATGACCAAGATGGCCGCCGCGCAGGTAAAGGAGGGCTGAGACCGTTGAACACGAAAAAATTGTTTATTTCCCAGCCGATGCGCGGCAAGACCGATGAGGAAATCCTCAAAGAGCGTAAGGTGCTGATTGCCGATGTGTATACGAAAACGCATGAGGAAATCGAGGTCATCGAATCCTTTTTCGAGAGCGCCCCGGCTAACGCAACGCCGCTGTGGTATCTGGGCGAAAGCCTCAAGCTGCTGGGCACCGCTGATTTTGTGGTGTTCGCCCCCCGCTGGCAGGATTATCGCGGATGCCGCATTGAGCACGATGCCGCCGTAGCCTACGGCATCCCTATCGCGGAGGTATAAGCGTGCCGGACTGGATCATCAAATACTGGGTGCAGTGGCTCTTCGGCCTGATCTGCGCTGCACTGCTGGCAGGCTACCGCCACCTTGCCAAGCGGGTGAAAGAGCAGGAAGAAGAGCGCAAGGCCATCAAGGCCGGGCTGCTTGCCATCCTGCACGATCGCCTGTATGCTGAGTGCTCCCGCTGCCTTGCGCAGGGCAGCATCGACACGGACGCCATGCGGAATCTGGAATACCTCTACCGCAGCTACCATGCTCTGGGCGGCAACGGCACGGGCACCGAGCTGTACAACCGCGCTAAGGGCCTGCCGATCAAGAACGATTGAACACATCCAAAAATGGCCTGTTTTTGGACGTGAACACCTGTACAACGAATACATAGGAGGAAATCATCATGGATTTTGCATCTTTTGGCATTGCGGGCGTCGCCTGCATCACCGTTATCTGCTACCTTGCCGCAACGGCTGTTAAGCAGACCCCACTGGCCAACAAATGGCTGCCGTCCATCTGTGGTGCGCTTGGCGGCCTGCTGGGGGTGGCCGCCATGTACATCAACGTGCCGGACTTCCCTGCCGCTGATCCGCTGACCGCTCTGGCCGTGGGCATTGTTTCCGGCCTTGCGGCTACCGGTGCAGACCAGGTTATTAAGCAGATCGGCAAAGACAACTGACACTTGCGCGGGCATCCTTTTGCGGGGTGCCCGCTTTTTTCGTTGTATCGTAAAATACGTCACATGACACTTTCACTGACACTTGCCCTTGAAAGTGTCAGTCTGTCAGATTTTCGGCTGACACGCGCTGACGCGGTTTTGCTGTGTGTCAGCCGATTTGTCATACAGATTTTTGGTGTTATATCGATCTATTATTCCTATATATGACACTTCTGACACTTAAAATATAAAAAGATAATATAGGGTATAATACACGCATAAAAACGCCATAACGCCCATGTATGCAGGTGCGCATATGCGCGTGCGCGAGAGTGTCACAGGACAGCAAAAAGCCCATCGGCAGGTTTCGTGGTCTGCGGATGGGCTTTTTTCATTTGGGGTGCTTTTCAATTTTTTCCTCTACCGCGTCCATGATATATCGGTTTAGGGACGTGCCTGCCGCCGTCGCCGCCTCACGCCATCGCTCTTTTGTGCCTTTGGGTGTTCTGATCTGGATGCTGTCCGTTTTCTCATCGAGATACTTTATGGATGCGTTTTTCTGTGCGTCTGTGTATTTTGATCCCATTTTGGGGTACACCTCCTATCTAAAATATGATACCACATATGCATATATGCTTGCTATATACATCTTGCACAATGCCGTCCGCAAAATTTGCCCGAATCTTTGGTGACTCTGTGTATTGTGTATATAGCAAGCATATACTATAATATAACTTGTAAGGCAGAGCAAAACCTCTTACAGAAGGAAGTGAGGACATGGACGAAATGACAAGTCAGGAACTCAATCAGTTCTTGGAAGCCATCGCAGAACTGATCGAATCGAAAGCAACAACGGTTCAAGAAGCTGCCGAGATTGTTCGCAACAAGAAAATCAAGGCATAAAAATGAGGTCAGCCACCGTCCAAAGCAACTGACCCCAAAGCCCGAATACAGGCGAACCGGGAGCCTTACCCCGGCCGCCTCTTATTTTATCAGTGTAAGGCAGAAAAGACAAGAGGTAACCATGAAAATCGAAATTGTAGATACCAAAGCTTATATCTATACCCCCTACAACGCCGAATTTGTCAAAGCGATTAAAGGCATCGGCGGCGCGCGCTGGAATCGTGATAAGTCTGCATGGGCTATCCCCGCTGACTGTGCAGATCAGGCGCGTGAAATTATGCGTCGTGTATATGGTGAGGATGACCGCCCCGACTGCGGCGAGCGCGTTGACGTGCGTCTGACATTTGACAGCAGTGTGTCAGAGTGGCAGAGCGCGGTAACGATCTACGGGAAAACTATTTCCCGCGCGTATGGACGCGATAGTGGTGCGCGTTGTGGGGACGATGTGGCATTCGTGGAGGGCCAGCCCGAAAGCGGCGGCAGCGTAAAAAACTGGACGAGCGTAGTACCGCAGGGCAGTATCGTTGTACTGCACAATGTGCCCGCAACGCTGTTAGATCAGCCCCTGCCGAAGGGTGTCAGGGCGGAGCGCTTAGAAGAGCGGAAGAGCAACCGCGATGCGTTGATGGCCGAAAAACAGCGCCTGTTGGAGCGCATTGCAGAAATTGACAATCTTGTTGCACAGATGGGGTAATATGGATGATCATCGCTATATATGTAAGGGTGAGCACGTTAGACCAAGCGCTGGAGGGGTATTCGCTGGACTCGCAGCAGCGCGTATTGCGTGACTGGTGCAACACACGAGGGCATAGCATCTACGGCATCTATAAGGACGCCGGCATATCGGGAAAAGATATACAGCACCGCCCCGCGGTGCGTGAAATGCTAGCAGCCGTTGAAGCCGGGAAAATCGATTGCGTCCTCGTATGGGCACTTTCGAGACTTACAAGAAGCGTGGCTGATCTATATGCCATGTGGGAAACGTTGTGCCGAAATAATTGTGAGCTAATAAGCTACACCGAGACATTTGACACATCGACTCCCATGGGGCGTGCTATGATGGGGCTGCTTGGCGTATTCGCGCAAATGGAACGCGAAATAACGGCCGAAAGAGTTTCGGCCGCAATGAGAGAAATGGCAGAACAAGGCGGCAGGACGTGCTCATGCGTGCTGGGATATGATACCGTACCGGGTGGGCTTATCGTCAACCCTAAAGAAGCCAAAATCGTGAAGAGTATATATCAGGTGTACGAAGATACCGGCTCTCTCAGCGCCACTGCCAAGTGGTGCAGGGACAGAAACATCACCGGAAAGCGCGGAAAAAGGATGGATGCGTACAAAGTAAGGCTGATCCTAACTCGATCAGTGTATGCGGGCTATTATGGATTCCACGATCTCCGCGTGCGCGGCAACATCGAGCCGCTAATAAGCGTGGCACGATATAACGCCATCGCCGAAAGAATTAACAACACACCAACCGGTCGGAATGCTAAAAGAAAAGTCATATTGCTTAAATAATACAAACACCTTGGCTAGCACTTAAAATACAAAAAGACAACGGAGGATAACACCATGATCAACAATGAAACCCTTATTTACGAGTTGTGTAACAAATACCAGTGGTTCACCTGTGGTAGTGTCCGACAATACGAAAAGGCCCTGACAATGGCAAAAGGCGGTGTTCCCATCACGGAGCTGGCCCGCGTCATCTGGATTTGTAGCGATGATGTTCCCTATTTCGACATCCTGACGGCCATCAGCACATCTGGCTATACCGAGAACAAGACCACAGCCGATAATTTGTAAGGAGGTTTTTCCCATGAAATATTACCCCATCGACGAGGACGCAGCCCGCCGCGCCAAAAACGCAAACAGCCTCAGCGATTACGCTGAGGGGTCGGCGACCAGCGAATACCGCCGAGAAGTTAATCGAGCGGCTACACTGGCGGAGGAGTGCAAGAAAGGCAAGACCGATGCCCAGCAGGAGCAAATCGATTACCTGCTTGACCGCTATGCCCGCCGACTAGCCGACAACATGAACGCATCAAACCGCAACCGGGCATCTTGCCCGTCTGTCATGGTCGCCGGATGGTCTAATTTTCCCGTGCGTAAGAAGCAGCAGCAACTCTCCCGTGACGACACCCTCATGCGGGAATGGAGGGATATTCAGGGCATCCTCGACCAGATTCGAGCTGTGGGTCACGGCGGCATCAGCGGCATGGATGCCGATGCACGGGATCGCGTACAAGCCAAACTCACCGAGCGCGAGGTCATGCAGGAAAAGATGAGATCCATAAATGCGTACTGGCGCAAGCACGGGACGCTCGTAGGCTGTCCGGGGCTTTCAGATAAGGAAGTTGCCCGCCTCACTGCATCAGCCTCTCAGAGCGCGTCTACGGGGCGTTCTGAGCCGCCCTATCCGCGGTGGGCACTGGATAACAACGGCGCCGAAATTCGCCGCTTGCGCTCCCGCCTCGCGGTGCTGGACACACAGCAGGCACAGGGCGATTCTGAGCAGGCGTTTTCTGGCGGCGTTCTACGCATCACCCCAGAGCGGGTGCAGTTGGTTTTTGACGATAAGCCCGCCGCTGAGGTGCGCGATATTGTCAAGCAGTGGGGTTTCCGCTGGGCACCGTCTCATGGCGCATGGCAGCGGCAGAATACCTCCAACGGCAGATACGCGGCAAAGCAGGCCATTAAGGCCATCGAGGAGGTAAGATAATATGGTTAAATACATCAAAGGCGATGTGCTAAATTGCGAGGCTACACTTGTAGCGCATCAGGTGAATGCGTTCGGAGTGATGGGCGGTGGCATCGCGGCGGCAATCTGGCCGCTGCTGACCCAGGAATCCCAGAGCGCCTATGTGGAGAAATGCCGCCACGATGCAAAGCTTCCCATAACTGAGTGGATGGGTAGCATCCAGATTTTGGACACAAAACGCGAAGGGCTGGAAATCTGCAATCTGTTTACGCAGTATCCATCCCCTGTTGATGGAACGTTGACCGCTTACGGCTATCTGTGGCGAGCTCTCGATCTGCTGAGGATCTATGCTGTACTCAATGATTATGACGTTGTGGCAGTTCCGGCCCGCATCGGGTGCGGCATCGCCGGCGGTGACTGGGATAAAGTTCAGCACATCATACATGATGTCTACGATGATTCCGGCATTACAATGCTGATTGTGGATAACCAATAATTCTGTTTTGTACAGCGCCTGCGGGGCATCCCGTAGGCGCTTTCCTTTTGTATATGCTTGCTATATACATATTGCACAACAGCGCCCTTTATATTTGCCCGAATCTTTGTGTGCGTTGTCTATTGTATATAGCAAGCATATACTATATAATTAAATCATCGCATGAAACGGCGGTCTGCAACCCGCCAATCAGGTGAAAGAAGGATGAACATGAAAAAGTTTTCTAAAGTCGATACTGCCATAAAGGTGAACATTTCCAGCAGCTGGATTATCTACATCACGAAGAACCATGAAGACGCGCAAGACCTTCATCGTTTCGCTATGACGCAGAAAGCAATGATGCCGGAAGGCTGGTATTATACCGTTCAAACGCATCAGGTGATGGAAGATTGCCGGGTTCCTGAATTCTTCCACAATCACGACTACTGGATGACGGTCATCGAACATAACAACGGTGACTGGAATAAGCCGAGCAAGTACGATTTGTACATCGTTGAATAA